ATAAAGGCGTTGCGCTGCGTTGCGTTTGCATCCGCGTAAGGAACGTATGTTTCCACGCCATCTTCTTCATTGAAGCGGGTTTCATCATAGGCAACCACCGACAATGCGTCATGCAAGCGATACTTCAAGTCCCAGGTTGACCAAGTGCGAAGTGCGTCACGTTGCGCGCGGTAAAGGTCAATCGAAGCTTTCTTTTGCTCCGACTTCTTCACAGCAGCAGCGTTACGACGCCACACAGGGCGGATACGCATGGAAGTGTTAACAATGCCAGCTTCGTTACCAGCCAATTGACCAGTGCCGACGCCGCTATTCTTAACAGGGTAAACGATAGGAACGTTCAGTTCCTTGCCTTCATCGTTCAGATCGGAATAGGTCTTGATGACCTTATCCATGCCCGAACCCATGAAAGAGGTAAGACCAGTCTTGCGAATATAGGCCTTAAAATAGTCAGGCTGAAACTTAATAAGTTCGTTAGCCGTGGCAACGGTAGTAGTAGCCATTGTTTTCAGTCCTTATGGAAAGACAGCGTTGAACACATCCTGTTCATTCAATGGCGCGTTAGCCTTAGGGGGACGAACCCCACCAGCTTGCGCAATTGATTTCAAGGAGGTCATTGCCGATTGAGGGGAAGCCGCTAACGGAGCCGCAGCGACGGGTTGTTGGGTTTGCATCTGTTGCTGTTGCCAAGCCTGAAAAGCCGCGAAGGTCTCAGGAGTTACTTGGCTGGCGATTTGGTCGCGTTTGTATTCAGCAACGGCTTCAGCATAGGGGTTTGAGGATTGCGCCATGCGTTGATTAAAATACGGATCAACGTTGCACTTATTGAACGCCCATTCATGAGCCTTTTCAACCAATTCAGCCCCGTGGGTCTGCTTGGCCAGTTCTTTGGACATTTCCAAGCGCATAGATTGCATTTGAGCCTGTAGCAAAACCACAGGGTCAACATACTCATCTTCTTGAGGTTGAACGAATTGTTCAAGATATGCGGCACGTTGCTCCGCTTCTTGACGCCGACGTTCTTCCTCTTGACGCTTAAACCGCTCTTCATGAAGCACCGCAAGGGGAACACTACGCTCCACAATTGGTTCTTCTTGGATTGGTTCTGGAATAGGGTCAGGCTCAACAGCGGGAACCGCAGCGGCTTGCTGTTCTACTTGAACCTCTGGCACTTCAACAGCGGCTTGCGCCTCTGGTTCGTTACCATCCAAAAAAGCTAAAGGGTCTGACATGGTTACTCATCCTCTTGCGCCCGAACAGCGGCGGCCTGAAGCGCCCGACAACCCGGCGGCGGCTCGACCAGTTTTACACCGTGGCCATAGGTGAAGCGCCCGTTAATCCCGGCGGCGGATTAAAAGAGTTCATCGCCATTGCAGCATTGAACCCTAATTCTTGTTGGATTTGCGCGGTCTGTGCCTTCTTGTATTCGGCCTCCGCCGTCACCTTTTCAGCTTCAGCAGAGCCCTTTTGTTGTTCTGCTTGCTGTTCAGGATTAGGTTGGCCTTTAGCACTCTCCAACGCTTCCAATAATTCGCGTTTGTTTGGTAGGCTTGAAGCCCGAATAATCAACTCAGGCGGAATTGGCAGGCCATTAGCCGCCATCTGTGCCAAAGCCTCGAACTGCACCTCTTGCAACGTCGTGGTATCAGGCTGCGCGTCAACGATGATGTCCATATCCATCTCAGCCAAGCGGTTATTATAACCCGTGACCTGTGGTGTCATAATCGTCATGGGAACGCCAAACGGTCCCATTTGCTGTTGTGGCACCATTTCCACAATCGGCTCGTTAATCTGCAACATCTGGACGGTTTTAAGATCATCCGTAATGCGGATCATCTTAGGATCAGTGTAAAACTGACGAGCCCTCGCCCACATTGCTCGATAGCAACGCAAAGTAAAATCAGACAAGCGCACAAAGACTGGGCTCAATTCCTGCATGCCAGCCTGTTGACGCTGACGAATGGCAATCCCAGACTGATTAGCGTCTTGCCTACCCAATACCGCAGGCGCAGGCGTCAAGCGGTCGATGTGCTGCTTGGCATCCTGAAGCAATTGACTTTGAAATGACGCCATGTCCGTCGCAGGCACGGGCTGATAGCCAACAGGGATAATCCCATCAGGTCTAGCAGCCTCTCGCCTTGCCGTCTCAGCATCCACATCTGGAATGATATTCGGATCGGGAACCGCCATAAGCTGACGATTAGACGCATGCTGCAATAGCTTTTGACGCCGCTTGTTAGCCTCTTTCTGGACTGGAATCATGGTCTGGACAGGGCCATACCTGTTATTATCCACATCCAAATAGATTGAGAACGCAACCACACCACACGCTGGACGGCCACGAGCATCAACCAACGGACTGGGGCCATGTTCCAGCATGCAATCGCGCGTGAACAACGACCGCATCCATGTGCCGCGCTCACGATGGTATAATTCAACCACCGCAACACGACCGCCCGTCTTGCCCTTGTCAGCCCATTGAAAGCGGGGCTTGTCATCCATTGCAGGATCCATCGCAACAGATTGATCTTGCCGACCTCGTAACTTTTCTTCCTTGTCTGGAAACATGCCCACAAGGTCTTCAATCCATGCCCACCGGTGGCGGCCTAGATACCTAGCGTCTGAGAAATCATATTCACGGCTTGCAGCGTCCCAAATGAACTCTTCATTCTTGATACGTTCACAGCCAATATCTTCGCTGTCTTCATCCCACCCAATGATGACCGCGCCTGCATGGCCAATCACGGCATCTTCAAGGCAATCACCGCGCATCACACTGTCAAAACGGTTTATGTCGCTGACGTAGCGCAGAACCTTAGTGGCAATCTCTGCCGCCTGTTCATCATCCACATTGCGAGGCAAAGCGCGCGGATCTACCTGCATGTTACGAGCAACACCCGTAATCGAGTTAATGGCAGGCTGGATATAATTCAGAACCACATCCGGCAACCGAAGGCGCTTGAACGCTTCCAACTCTTGCGGCGTATATTGTTGCCCGTCATAGAACTGGCGACCAAGCACAGACCAGTCACGGCTTTTAATCGTGTCAGACACGCTATCTTCGACCAGACCCACCACACGCATAAGCTGAGGGCCGTAATCGACCTCTTGCGTGGCTTCTGGTTGATTTAAACTGTCATCCACGAATTATCCTCCGAAGCCCGCTTTAGGCCGTAGTCTCGAACCTTGGGCTTGTTGGTATCTTCATCTTTAGGCTTTGCAGCCCGACGAACCGCCTCACACGCATACCGCAGCGCATCAATGCAGTTGTTGTATTTGTCCTCTAGGATCGGCAAAACTTCCTCGGTTGCAGGATCAACCTTGTAAGAGTAGTTTTCCAACTCCCGACGCAAAAGCACATCACACCGTGGATGCACCACAATGTCATAAGCCTTCAAAAACCTCACGCCCTCTTCAATTGAGCCCGGCCCTTTAACCGCTGACACCATCTTAAAGCCAGAGCGCCGCATGTAGCTAATCGTCTCAGGCCTTGCACTATCCGCACAAATTGGCCAGCGCCTTGCATTTGGCACTTTGTCGAACATATCAGGCGTTGCATCAATCTCGACACCAACGCCAGCCTCGCAATAGTCAATCCGTATCTCACGACCGACAATATGCGCACGAATAAGCACCGTAGGATCGTTAGCAAAACCCCAGTCAGCCCCAAAGCGATGCACCGCATTGTGTGGCGTCTCAAACTCTTCCACACGCCAGTTACGAAACACCGTTGCTTGTGACTGGCTTAAATACTTGCCATCCCAAACGTGCGCGGCCATGTCAGGATCACGTTGTCTGTCCCGATCCATGTCCTCTTTCAAGGCCTCTGGAAACCAAGGGTTATCCAACCAGTTAACCGACACAACCACCGCATCAGATGGCGGCGCAGAGCCACGCAACAACGCATCAACAGGGTCATCAGCCTTGGCAGGGTTCCATGAGAACCAAATCTCGCTTCCAGGCTTACGAATGGTTGGCGTCAATGTCCGTAGTGACTTAGCCGAAAGGCTTTGCGCCTCTTCCACCCAAGCAATGTCAAAACCCTCAAACGACTTGAAACTATCAGCCGTGTGGTTCTGCATGCCAGCAAACACAATGCGCGAACCGTTGCGGCCCCGTATCTCAGTGTCGGTCGATGACGCAAAGAACGCCTGCAGCCCCAGCTTGACAATCTTGTCGTGCAAAAGCTGCTTAACCGAATCCTTCAGGCTCTTTTGAATCTCACGAACGCAGACCGCGCGCGTCTCACCCATCAAGCACCGTTCAATCAACAACTCAGCAAAGAAATGCGACTTACCCGAACCCCGACCACCGTATGCACCCTTGTAGCGTGCTGCCCTGAGCAAAGGCTTTGCCCAGCGCGGTGTGTCAATCGTTAGGATCGACAATTCGCCTCTCAATCATTTGAAACTGCATTGGTCCGCCATCAGCGCCTACGTTCTCGTTGACGACACGTTCGCCAAACCGCTTAGGAAGCAGACGGGACAAAATCCATTTGCGAGAATCAATCTGGACGCGAGCCTTTGCTGCATCGTCGCAACTATCCGCAATCATCAAAATCTCATTAGCGTGATGTGACAAAAGCCCGTCGCGCGCGCGTGTGTATTGCTTTGACCATTCGCCAGTTTCATCAGCGTCGATCCATCGCAAGACGGTAGCTTCTGATATTCCTTCATCTCTGCAAGCATGGCGAAGGCTCTTTCCACCTTCCATCGCAACGAACACAGCCCAAACGATATTGTTCTTATCGTCTTGAGTGTATGCTGGCATATTACACCAAAAGAAAAGGCCCGCCGCAGCGAGCCAGTTGGGGAAAGGAGGAACCACAAAATGACCATCACACGCAAAGCGAGATGATAAGCCTTTATGCCGCTGATTTGTTCCGAGGTCAATATGCCATAAACAAAATTATAATCAGCACCCAAAACGCCGTTGAGAAGCCAGCACCAATCAGAAATCCGTGAGCATGTGATAGGTTGTCGTCTTCTTTCATGCCGTCATCCTCAATGCGTCTCGCACAGCGGCTTCATACTGTGTTTTGGTTAGGTTCCAATCGTGAAGCCAAACCGGATCGGGGCTTGTAAGCTGGTTGCGTAGCCAAGTTGGGGTTTGCTCGATTAGCACCGACAATAGCGCGGCCTTGTGGTTATATTCTTGAAGGGTCATAACCGCGCCCTTGCCATGCGACCAAGTAAATCAATTAACGTTTCATGTGCCGCAACGTATTTACGCCCGCTTGCCATTGATCTAATCGAATGGCCCTGGCCTACAACATGCCGTAAAAGCCCTAGTTCTCCCGCTGACGTGCAAAACTTCTCAGCCCTTGCAACCACCCTACCAGAGTCAATAACCGCCTGTAACGCCGTATCTCTGTCACCAGGAGGCGTATCGTTTAGCGCGTTGCGACCCCGAAGACCCGCGCAAGCCTCATAGGCCCGCTGATATGCCAAACCCACCCTGTGCATGTCATCAGTTAACTCGCCCGCCTTGTGAAGTAAGCCCAACCCATCCAACGCCCGAACCTGACGAAACTCACCCCGCCGTTCAGAAGCCTTCTCGTCAGCCTCACGAAGCGCAGCGCGTTTAGATGCTGCCATTTCTTTAGCGCGTTCTGCTTGTGCTGTGGTGGTTATGTGGACGTAACTCATGAACGCTCCTCGGCTAAATCGACCATATCAGCATAATCTGTATCGTTAAAGCCTGTTGTAAATATCACGCCGGGAATACAAACCTGCACTTCAAGCCCTTTGCATGCAGCCCGCCTAGCCAATTCAAAAGCCGCAGCCTGCCCCGTAAAACTAGCATCGTTATCCCCAAAGATCATAACCGATTTGCAGTCTTCAGGCCATTGCCATTTTGCCAACATCTGCGCATTAATTGCCGACCATACAGGCATCTTAAACCGTTTTGCCGCTGCAAATGCCGTCTCTATGCCCTCGGCAATACCAAGAGGCCCATTACCATCCCAATCCATAAGACGGATGCAGGAACCTAACGCAACCGTGCCAGCGCTCATCTTACGCGGGCTTGCCATCTCGGCTTTATCGAATCCATCTTTGGTCAAAAACGTTCGATGCAAACTGGTTGGATTTCCCTCTGGATCACGGATCAAAGCAACCATGCAAGGACGTTGCCCACCTTCGCCATCAAACAATGCAGACCCAAACCGCAAATCCTTGACGTAGCTTTCCTGCACAACACCGCGGCGCTTCAAATAAACATCGGCAAGGTTTCCAGCTTCCATCTTTTGCGTTGCCACCCATATCTTTCGATTAGCAGCCTTCACATCTTCGTCAGTGCGCTCTCTTGGTATGGCATCAATCGGCATCTCAGCAGTGCCAACAATATCCGCAACATCTTTCACCACGTCAATAAATCCCTTACCCGTTGCTTTCTGTGCAAGGTGGAACCCATCACCAGCCCCACAATTTGAGCAAAACCATGTGCCGTCACCGCCTTGGTTATCAAATCGAAACCGATCCTTGCCACCGCACAAAGGACAGGGCCCGTGTTTCTTGTGCAGGTGCGTTTCACTTATTCCCATTGAGATTAGGATGCCACGCCATTTCCCCCGAGCCGCTTCCTTTGTCTGTTGAATATTCACGCTGCAATCCCCCCTAATTTTGCCTTCTCGGCTTCTTTCATTTTGGCAAAAGCAATCCGCCTTGACTTCTCATAATTCAGAAATGCTTGATCGGCCGGCAAACGATTATGCAACAAACCATTCGGCCAAACTCCAAACTTCCCCTTGTATAGCCCCTTTGCCAGCTTACCACCGCGCTCCCTGCTATCGTCAAGCCAAAGCGCCATAGACCAAAAGCGTTGCTTCTCAGCCATCGTTACAACCGTCTTTTTTCCGTCTCGTGACCGCTCCTGCAACTCCCCGTCAATCTCCCTCTCTACAGGCGGTAACTTTCGCTCATGGCCGCATGCAGGGCAGATAGAGACCCGTGGAGGCATCACAGCCTCACACTTAGGGCAAGGCTTCGGCAATGGCTTGTTGCGCTTTTTCTTGCCTGCCTGATCCCCGCTTAGGAAAGTGTCATAGTGAATGTCAGTAACAAACCCGACCCGTTGCGTGGTGTTGCCCGCATGGTCTAGCACAATGCAGCGCCCGTGCTCATCACCACAGCCCGGATTAACCCGAAGCCCTCGACCTATCCGCTGGACGTGTAGCATCTCAGAGGCAGTCGGTGCCGCGTCAATGATACACCCAACAGGCAAATCGACTCCCGTCGTCATTGTGCGAACCGAACACACCACTCGAATGTTACCGTTTGCAAAGTCGCGCTTGATTTGTTCCCGCTCAATCTTGTCGGTATTGGCGTCCATGTAGCCAGCCGCAATGCCGACCGCCTGAAACCGTTGCTGGAAGTCCTTGGCTGACAAGCAATCGACCGCAAATAGCAATGTCGGTTGGTTTTGCCCCTTCTCTAGCCACGTTTGAACAACGTTGCCGACAATGGCTTTCATAGCCTTTGAGGCATCCTTTTCCGAATAGTCATAATCGCCATCTTTCGTCTTGCGTAGCTTTGCCCCCGACATGTCAGGAATATCCGCCTCATACACCACAAAATCAGACAGCAGGCCCGCTTCAATCAAATCCTTGCTAGTAGCCGCCACAACCAGATCATCCCACTCAGCGTCCATCCCTACGCGCCACGGAGTAGCAGTAAGGCCAACAAACCGTGCGTTAGGATTGCCCTTCATTAGCTTCAGGATGCCTTCGCTGCGAATATGCGCCTCATCGACAATAAACAGATCGGCCCGAACATCATCGCCACGGTTGACCAATGTTTGAGCCGAAGCAATCACAACTTGCGCATGTTTGTTCTTGGTGTTGCTGCCCTGAATGATGCCGATGTTGTGAATACCCTCTCGACCAAATGCAGCCCTAGTCTGTTCAATCAGGTTCAACATCGGAACCACAAAAACGACACGAGCGTTAGGGTTCTTCTTCCATGTCAGGTTAATGATGGAAGCAGCAATGAACGTCTTACCACCACCAGTGGCAAGCTGTAGAACTGGCCTTTTGCATCCACGAGAGAATGATGAACGCAGCCCGTCAATCGCCTTGACCTGATGCGGACGAAGCACCATGGCAGAACCGTTTTGGCCAAAATCCAATTGAGAACTCATCAAGCAAATCCTCCGTTAGATTTGTAGGCGGAAAAATCAACAATCAATCCCTCTTGGTTGCCATCTTCTTTTTCAATGTCTCCGTTCACCAATATAGTTTTACCGTCTGCAAATTTTGCAGGGTTTATGCAGGGTTTATGCAGGGTTTGTGCAGGGTTTGTGCAGGGTTTATTTCTATCAGCAAGCCGCCAAATCAAATCTTGTTTTATCAAATATCGTGTGGAATTTCGCCCACCTTTCGCGTGCGAAGTTGCCACTAAAACACCAGCATCCCTCCACACTTTAAGTGCAGACCTGACCGACCTTTCACTACACCCCACAATATAACAAAGCTTCTCAACGCCGGGATAAATTGGGATGCCATCCTTTGCGCCCGTCAAATAATCCAATCCTTGATTTCTGGACCAATACATTTTTAACATGGCAATCATAATTGATCGCTCTATCAAGGATGCCCTTGATCTTTCTACCTGCCATAAAATGTGTTTTTTGTGCGTTGCAACCAATGTGCCGCGTTCTTTTTTTGACAAAGAACTGGCTTGATTTTTACTAGGCGCAAATGTATTGTCTTGGTCATTCATGCTAGTCTGCCCTTCCAAGGCTAGTGTGTTAGAGCGGGCTAGAGGTCACCACAACCTCGCCCGCTCGCTCTCTCTTAAACCACTATTTCCCGATTCCTGCAAGTCACAGTTTCGCCCTCACCGGCACATGATAACGCTTTAACAACGCCATCACTTCATCCAAAGAACGCGCCTCAGACACAAACCAAGCGCATGACCTCATGCGATCCATCATCTCAATTTGTGCGGTTGTGGCCTTGCCTGTGCCTGCTTTTAACTCAATAGCAAGCATAAGGGGACCGTCAGGCCCCGCCCAGCTTATGATTAGATCGGGAACGCCAGGCTTAACACCCATGGCCTTAAAGATGCCAGCCTCAGCCCTTGAACGATTGCCACCGTTTGGCGAGTGAAACCAAACCACTTCAGGCTTTAGGATTGTTTCTAAAGCGCGGGCAATTTGCTTTTGCAATTCCTGCTCAGGTCGATTGCGTATAGCCATCTGGCCACAACTCCCATTTGATAAGCATTGCCTTGACATAATCGCGGGGAAACTCAGTCAGCGCGGCAATATCGTCTATGCCGTAGCCTTCCTGCACCCATTGGCGAACATTGAGCGGGGTGAAGTAGCTAACCTTGGCCATTGAAAATCCCCATGTCGCTTTCGATTGAAACCACGTCCAAGTGCCATGACTTGTCATCGCTTGCGACCTTGTCAGCAACCGTGTTCCAAGCGTGCATCACCGTTGTGTGATGGCGTTCACCGAACCGCTCACCGATAGCTGGAAATGAAAGCTGCGTGTGCTTGCGGGTCAAGAACATCGCAATCATACGAGGCCGAGCAACGACGCGGAAACAACGCGGGCCGAGCAATTCCTCGTGGGTGATTTTGAAGTATTGGCAGACCGCCTTCTGGATTTGCGTGCATGTCACGCGCTTGGTTGGCAGGCCATATTGGTCGATGTGAAGCGCCGCCGTTGTCATGGCTTGATCCTCTCAAAGCTATAAGCAACCACCCATGGGTTTGATTCCCAAGAGGCCGCGCCGTTGATTGAGGTCCATAGACCCGAAAACCATTCAATAGCAGTGTGACTGGCACCTGAAATGTATTGCTCGCCTGCGGAACTAACATAGCGACCTGAGCGCAATTTAAGCGGACCCTCGGCCTCAGCGTCTGCTTCGCTAATGTGTTGAAGCCGTTCGACCTTGACGTTGGTAACTTTCAAACTGATGCGGCTTGCCCATCGCGGCATGTGGATCGATGGACGGCCCTTGCCCCAAGCCCACAATGGGTTTCTTACACCATCATCTGCAAGATAATCAATCTTGTCTTGATCGTCTGGCAAATGGCGCGGCGCTAAATCATTCCACTTGTGAAGCGTTCTCCAGCCTTCACGCACCCAAAGCGTGTCTCCGGCCTGATTGGCGACATTAAGGTCACGCCAACCAAGTCGCTGGCCTTCTTCCTTCTCAAGCGTAATCCAGTCGCCCCATTCGCCGTCTTCCCAGCCCCAGCATGTCGGGTCTGACTGACAACCTCTGGGGCCGCAAAATTCTGGAAGCTGTCCGTTCCACTTAATGATGCGCCGCGTTTGTGTCTTGCGACCATCAAGAATGGCGCGGACCATTGGCGCACTGAATAAAATTGGGCGCTCTCTCATGGCCTTACCCCCAGATAATCGGCCAGCGTTTTCAGCGTGCGGTTTTGCGGACCCTTGGTATGGTTGCCGCCGTTCTTAAACCTTGTCAGCGTGGTTTGTGAGATACCCGTGGCTTGCGAGACCTTAAGCAAAATGCGGTCTTGCAACGCTTCTCGGACTCGTTCGGTAAATGTTTGTTGTGTCATAGTGCCTCCTGAAGTGCTACAATGTCATAGCGTTTGGCTGTTGACAAGCCTGTTTTGTGTGATAGACCTCAGTTGTCAACTAGGAGGATTAGTAATGACACCAGCATGGAAATCAAATATCGAAACCATTACCCCAAATCTTGCAGCAGTTTTGCTTGAAACAAACACAACCAACCGCAAATTGCGCAAAAGCGTTGTTAGCAAATATGCCGATGAAATGCGCAATGGTGATTGGCTTTTAACGCCTGAACCAATTGTTATTGCTGATACGGATCGGCTGCTAAATGGTCAGCATCGGTTGAACGCCGTTATTCAATACGGCGGCAATGTGAAAATGTTTGTGGTTCGTGGTGTTTCTGAAAAAGCGTTTTCAGCTTTGGATCGTGGATTTTCTCGCAGTTTTGCGGATGCTCACAACGTTAATAAAGTGGTTGCAGAATTATCAAAGCTTTTGATTACGGTTTTGGAAAGTCAACACCGCTCAATGAGCGACAAAAAGGTTTTGGAGCAGGTAGCCTTCCTAAGTCAAAACACAGAAGAACTTATAGCGTTTTGCCCCACCAACAAAAAATATTTTGGCTCCGCTCCGTTTCGTCTTGCGGCAGTTATTCACATGTTCAATCCAGACGCACGCGACCACGCCATGAATATGTATCGCAATTTTGTGCTTGGTCATGTCCAATTGTTGCCGCCGGTTGGTCAAGCATTGATTGGTGCGTTTTTGGCTGGCCGCGTCGGTGACAAAGGCGGATCATATACGGCACGAATTGAAAGCGTTATGCGTGCTTTTAGTGTGTTTGATCCTAAAAACGCAAACATGACTAGACTTCCGCCGATGACAGGCAAAAATGAAATGGACAATTTCATGGGTGCGGTTTTGGCTGCAAAGCACGACCGAAAATGACATATCGACCAAGTAAGATTGAGCGCCTCAACCAAGCCGCAGACAAAGCCAGCGAGGCTTACAAAGCGGCACCCGTTGGGAAAAAACTGCGCCGGATGTGGCGTGCAATCGACGCAAGAACCGAGGCCCTAAAGGCTGAGATGAGGAAGCAGAAATGACAGAGTTAGCAACACAAACCACAACATTCCATGGCGATGATCTGGCCACGTTCTTTACTGCTATGGCAGCAGCACAAGGCGACATGGGCGCAGTCTTGAAGGATGCGGTTAACCCGCATTTCAAGTCCAAGTATGCCGATCTGGCCACCGTTTGCGATGCGGTTATTCCGGCCTTAAACAAACATGGCATTGCGGTCATTCAGGCTCCAGGCATGAACGGAAACCGCGTCACGCTCGAAACCATCCTAGCCCACAAGGGCGGCGCATATATGCGGACTGTGCTTGAGATTGCACCAACCAAAACCGACCCACAAGGCGTTGGGTCTGCAATCACCTACGCCCGCCGTTATGCCCTGCAATCAGTGGCAGGTGTGGCTCCAGAAGACGATGATGGCAACGCAGCAAGCCAGCCCGTCAAGAAGAACGCGTCTCAGGTCAAAAAGGGCGGTGAATACGAAACCTTCCAGAAAGCCATTCATGCCGCACAAACGCCCATGGAAGCCGCTTTGGCGTTTTCCCAGTCTGACTATCCCGCTTGGCCACAATCCTTTCAGGACACCGTGGCTGACAAGCTGTATGACGCCTTCTATGCAAGCCTCGACATGGTAAGCCCCGCTGACATCAAGGACTGGATCAAGGCCCACGACGAAGCACTCCAGCTTATCCCCGAATCCATTGCGGAAGGCATTGTGACCGAAGCCAAGCGCCGCTACAGCGCAAGCAGGGTGGCAGCATGACACTCAACATCATCCCCCGCAAAATGAAAGCCCGTCACATTGACACAGGCGCATGGGAAACCTTGCACCTTGACGATCTGGCTTGGTCATATTGGGGCCAGCCTGCTGCAACCTGTTATGTCGATGATGGGCCGGATGGTGGAGAGCAGGTTGATCTTGATGACTTTAACAGCTTTGAGGCAGCATGACACACACCGTCATAATCGTTGGCGAAAAACAGCGGGAGTTTGCACACAAGCTAGTGTCGCAGGCTCCCGTTGGGTATGTCGTCAGCGTCAAGCCTCAAACCCGATCTGGGGAACAAAACGCGCTGATGTGGGCTTTGCTGACCGAAATCAGCAAGGCTAAACCTCATGGACGTCAACACACCCCAGAGACATTCAAATTGCTTTTTATGCACGCACTAGGTCATGCTTGCGCTTTTGAAATGGGTTTAAATGGCGAACCATTCCCAGTAGGTTTTAGATCAAGCAAATTGAGCAAGCAGCAGATGAGCGATCTAATCGAATACATACGCGCCTATGCCGCTGAGGCAGGGCTTCAACTGAGGGAGTAGAATATGACTAGATTAAGAAAAACAAACCGCAATAAAGGTTGGGAAAAGCGCCATCATGCTGCGCAACTTACACAACTTCATCTCACCATTGCCAAAATGGAAATGCAAGAAATCGGTTTAAAAAATGCCATACTGCGAGAGCGTGCAATGGTTGAAGAAAAGGCATACGAATTTGCTAGCAACATGCTCAAAATGCGACACCTTAAAGAGGTTTTAGACAGAATATCGTATGAGTTTTCCAAGGCAGATGAAAGAAACTTGCATAAATGGATGGATGAGAACCGTAATCTTTGTATTAAGCATGGCCTTCGGACCATATCAGATGCGGCAAAGTTTATGGAATACGAACGGCACCAGCGCATGGCGCGCGAGCAAGGGGCAAGATTTACAATAGGTATTGACCGAGAACGCATGATGAAACGGATCAGTCTTACATTTCCAAGCATGACTTATCAAATGATGGTTGATGATTCATGAGAACCGTGACCGAATGGGTTGGCCGCAATGACGATGCTGACCCACCCACCTCGTGCAAGCTACGCATACTCGACCGCCAAGATGGGCGCTGCAATACATGCGGCGTCCGTTTTGACGTCAAGACCAAAGCCCAATACGACCACCGCACCCCGCTATGGCTTTCAGGCGAGAACAGAGAGACAAACCTGCAAGCCCTATGCTCACCATGTCATGTGAAGAAAACAACCACAGAGGCGACAGTGCGCGGCAAGGTGAACCGTCTCAGAGCGGCAACGATTGAGCCAAAGAAAAAAGGCCGGCCAATCGACGGATCGAAGGCCAGCCCTTGGAAGCGTAAAATGGATGGAACGGTTGTCAGGCGCTAGGCACCTTCATCTTAAGCGGCACCACCACCGTGCAGATTTTCCGGTGTGTTGAACAATAGCTTGAGCCGTCTTCCTTGACCTCCTGGCAGAAATAACTGTCAGGAGATCCAACCACACCGTGAAGGTATCTGCATTGGTTGCGATGCAGGCCCACGACCAAATCACGGTTATGAGTTGTCAGGATCGCAGCAGGCTTATGTCTGTTTTGTTCCTCGGCCCGCTTCACAGCCGCCCTCATGCGCTTTATCTCAGCGTCGTGTGCTTTGGTTGCCTTGCGCTTTGCGATGGCCTCAGCACGTTCTAGGCGGCGCTTGGCGTCTGCAACACCATCACGACCAGCAAGCTGATTTGCCCGCTGTGGACCTGTGCGGTAAAAACTGGGATCAATAAGGCGTTTAAGGTTCATGCGGTTTCGCTTGCCGATGATGGCGTTGCGTGTGACCTTGACGTCATATCGCTTGGCAATTACCGCTGCACTTTGACTGGCTGAATATCCCAGCTTCCAATGCTCGGTGATAAGCGCATTCATCTCGTCATTCCAAGGGATCATGAACGCGGCCCTTTCCTGATTGGTTCAAGCGCCTTATGACCATCACGCAGACTAAAGGCTTTGAAGGCAGCATCACACATGCCAAATCGCCTTGTGTATTCCTCGCGTGTCATGCCGTTTCGGATCATCTCAGCTTTGTGGTTGGGTAAGGTCATTCTACGTCACCATCACACACGCGGTTGATTTCATCCTGCACCTGCTCGACCGTGAGAGCGATAAAGTGGAAAACCTTGGGATCGTGCATGAACACCACGGACTTGTTAGGGCTAGTCCGATCTGGCTTGATGCAGCGAATGTCAGTTATGACAATCCCCACTCTGTCATTGTCGGAATTGTCAGAGACAGGCAGGACAACGCAATAAGGAAGGGCGCTCATTGTGGTAGGACCATGTAGGAGGTTACGCGATCTTGACGGTCGCCAGACCACCAGAAATCTGACGCGGGGCCGACCTCCCTTTTGCCGTTAGCCAACCAAACAATCAGATGTTTAGTCGAAAAAACTGGACACTCGCCACCACTCCACTCAATGCGGCGCGGGGCTTTGGCTAACTCAGCCTCAAGCCGTGCAATCTTCTCGGCGTCGGTTTCGGCGCGGGAGATGATGGATTCCACAAGGTCTGGAGAAATAAGGCCAACATCTTCTTTAAAGCACATGTCACCGTCATCGTATAATTCTTCTACGGTTAGCGGAATTAACCGCACCACGTCGCCAACGCGAATATCTAGTTTATTTTCCATCTTTACTTTCCTCCATCCAAAACATCGGGCTAATGCCCAGATCACGATTAAGACGCATCACACCACATGAACCCAAGACTTCCCAGTCTTAATCATACGAATGTTTGCCTCACTTACATTGTATTGCTTAGCAAGCCGCGCTGACCGCAAGTCAGAATATCGTATCGCCAAGACCTCATCTTCCGTCAAACGGCGCTTGTCATTGTTATCGTGACTTGCCAGTTTTACAGCATTTAACGATGGCCAATCAGAAGCCAATATATCAATCTTTTCCTCCATAAGATTAGCCAAATCTTTGTTTGGAATAGCCCAACCATCACGCAAAGCATTTACGTCTGTAGCAGACAAACCGAACTCATAACGCCATGAAAACCACCTTGCACTAAACTTTTGCCTTGCAACAGATTCGGTTTTTTCAGAGACGTAGAATACAGGCGGCACATAAGGCCCAAGTGTGGCCAAAAATTCTTGAACCTCTTGGGCGTCATATAAAAACCATTCATTGTGAGTGCGATGCATCCATAAAGCTTTATGAATTAATTTTTCATCGGCCAAGCTGCCCTTCTTTACGCCAATAATTTGCATTGGAAACGGGCACCATGGTCGAATTTGCTCAACACGCTCTGTCGGTCTAATCGAGTGCCCAATTTTGACGCGATCCACACACCGAATGGCGTAGATATATCCAGTTAATTGGTTCATTATTGTTCCCCATTTTTATCAGCAGCGTGAGCCGCCAGCTTGCGTAATGTTGTGACGCCTTCACGGTCGAGAGCATCCCACCACTTTGGTGCAATTGAGTTGCGGATACGCCAATCACGCGGGACATGAATTGCCACACCCAAACGCTTGGCGACTTCTTTGTCAGATATGTTTATCGGATAAGTCATGACCATGATATAGCAATGTGCTTGCCGCATGTCTATAGCTTCTATGCGTTTGCCTCGCATTTCATTAGCAGAGCGCTATTGACACACCACAAACCCATGATAATGTAGCCCCACTTAATCGAAAGGACACAACATGGACCCGCAAGAATATACATCATCAGATCGCAATTACGAGCTCCTGGCATCAGGCATGCCGGACTTGTCCGAAGTCAGCGCCGCCGTTTTGGCCCTTATCAAGGCCGTTCGCAAGCTGGAAAAATCAAGCGTTGTTGCATCGGTGACTAACGCTGAAAACTTTGCCGATTTGCTGATTACCGAATTGGTCGAAAACGTGATGTTTGACGAACACGAGGATTTGCCATTTGTCGGTTATGACATGTTCAGCGACTTGTTGACGGCTGAGAAGTCCTCGTGGATGGCCGCAATCAAGCGTGATGAAGCTGACACAGCTTTGACCCAACCAACCATTGACCTTG